CCCTGCTACGCTCAGATGCGTTTCGAAAATGTTTCATAGGTTTTCCAAGGTTATGTATTCCCTTGGGTCCCTATTTGACGGAGAAACCATCAACATTAGACAGGATTCGTTTCCTTCCTTATGTGAGTACCATCAGAATACCTTCCTTTGCGAAAGGAAGATAACCTAAGGTCGAGAATCTTTCGATCGTAGACCCACTCACACTCAGAGCAAATCGGGTGATTCGCTTTCCTGCTCTCAGGTATTAGTGTATGTCAAGTCGTATTACACGATTCGGCGTCTCTTCTATCCTTTGCGGGATAGCGAATTGGTTATCTTACTTCACCGATCCAAGTAGGTGGCCTATTTCAGCTCCTGTTCCTGGATCGGCTTCAAGGCCGATCTCAAGCTTAACTTACGGTATTCGTGGATCTCCACAGTATCGTACAGGGAGGGTCCCATTCGGCGTCTCTTCTCTGTCACGTTCTTGCTTAAGGAACTTTACCAGAGCGATTTGGTTATTCTACTTCGATCGAGCGGCAACTTGCCCACTCGTCTTCAGAGCCGATCTCAGGTACGATACTCCGGATCACCTCGATTCGGCGTCTCTTCCTGCCGTTAAGCAGGCGATTTGATTATTCTACTTCACTGATTATCAGTAGGTGGTCTATTTCAACTCCTGTTCTAACAATCAGCTTCAGAGCCGAGATCAAGATACCGCACCAGGAAGTCCCCTTCCTAGCCACTTGTACACCTAAGAGTTGTTGACTGGGTCAACAGTCGCCCTAAACGTACTAGAGTAACGATACCATCTCTTAAGCATCTTTGACTCAGATGTTGGAGGTTTACCCTCCGACACCCGAGTTTGGATATTCCTAGGAAATGGTAACGCCGCGAACTCAGTTTCGATCTCTCGGAACTGAGCCCAAAGGTTCTCAAGGCTCTCCCAGTCAAGGGAACAGCCAGGAGCTGCTGGATCAAGCGGTTTCGTGATCTGTACAGTCCGAGTTCGATATTCAATTGGCGGGGCCACTTGAACTCCGGGAGCCGAGGTGGGGACCTCAGTTGCCAGGACGAACGGGACACGAGGTGTTACACTAGGTAGGGAAAGACGGCCTTTACGGACCGAAGCAGAGACCCACTCATTGAAATCTTTCTCATTGTCATATTCAGAATGCCATTCGGGCAACACAGTTGCCTTAAGGTGATCTAAATAGAGGGCTCTGAGATCGAGATCAGGATGTGGAACCACTCCTGCATCTGTAATGACCGTGCCTTTTGGGTCTGACTCGTATACAGCCTCCAGACGAGCATTATACTCTTCTAGAGTCTGCGGACGATACCACAATCCATCCTTGGTGTACCACCCCTCGGGTGGACAGAAAACCTCCTCAACTATCTCCTTAGTCTCCATGGCTGCCTGAGGCAATAAGATTTCCTCTAGCTTAGTACGAAGGTCCCGAGCGGTTATGACCACATCCATGAAAGCTTCCCGATAGACCGTTTCATTCAGAGAATCCACCACCTCACTAGGTGTTGTGGTTTCAATCCCTGGATGCGACGATTGTCTCGCTGGCCCACGTGGTGTCGTGCCATAATGTTCACGATCTCTGTAGACCGTCCCTAACTTCTTAGCCAGAGCTATAAGCTCCGAATAAGAATCTAAGTATTCAAGAATGAGTTTTACCTCACTCTCGAAGAATAATCGACAGAGACCCTGAACCCGAGTCATAGAGGTCTTATATAGGGAAGTTACCGATTTCAAGGGTAACCAACCTTTTAGACCTTTATAACCCGGCCCCCCAGGACCGTAGAACGTGAGAATGTAGTTACGCAACCGTTTTGGTAGCGAGAAGAGGCGCTTCGACGCTGAAGCTTTCGCGCGGTACCCGTAACCCAGGACAGATAGCATCTGCCCGAAGGTTAATGAGTACTTACGCGTCAGCTCCAGAAGGCCAGCTAGTGATAGCCGACCAACCACAAACTCGGCAAATGGAACCATTGAGACGTTCACTCCGTTAAGGAATGTTCGCTTCGCAAATTCCAATGCCTTGCCTGATGTTGAAACCAGAGACTTGTGGTCTCCAATCCCAACGTCTAACGCATTCATGATACCAGCGTATTGCTTGGCTACACAATCACGAGCTATGACTACATCGTCTCCCAAGACGGCGTAGCCCTCGTACCATGGTTTACCAGAAGTTAGCACGCCCGCCCTGAAGGCGGACCACTGAACGATGGCATGATGTAGAAACGCTAGCATCGCCCATGAACTGAGCGCACCCATTGGTTGACCGGTCGCATACTGTACGAATCCTAATTCGGAAACGGCCTGTTTAGGGCCGTTCCCAAACTTAATCGTTTTGGGACAGTGATACTTACGACCAACCATTAGGCAACCCCACAACTCTGCCCCCCAACTTGTTAAGAAGGGAGACAGTAGTACTTTTTGAAGTACAATGGGCAGACGATCAGTCGCTGCCGATAAGTCAAATGAATACAAGGAAATTGGTTTTGAGAATTTCTTCTCATTAGCTTCTTTCCAAGTTAACAAGTGACGAATAGGCCGCTCCTGGTCGAATGTCCCATCCTGTGGTATCCGCTCCAATAGCCCAAAGATCGCTTTATGAAGGCGATCAAAGAGCCATTGTGTCCATGGGTCGACCATAGCGAACACCCGGACCTTACCAGCTGGTTCCGGTTTAAACCCAAGTTTCCCGAGCCAATTAGTTGCTTCGAAAGGACATTTCGGTCCTCCCGAGGATAAGGGAAGAGAATCTTCCCAAACCCACAACTCTTTGGCCCAGGATTCTATCCGGTTCAACACCCACTGGTTACTAGTCATTTTACACCAATTTTGCAAAATTGGGTATAGAGGACTATGCAACCATGTGTATGCTGAAGCCAAAATAGATGCAGGAGAAGTGCTCTGAGCTCCGCTCGGAACACTGCTTCCACGCACCGCGGGTCCAGACTTAGAAATCAGAAATGGTTTGGCCCGGAGTCCTTTCAAAAATTCCAATGGACCCTCGCCCTCTTCATTCCACAGTGCATCAGTTACTGTCCCATCTTTGTGGAACAGTTTCTTCAACACTGGGGTGAAGTGGTTGAATACAAATTGACTAAATTCGTATGTCATGAGAGGATCTCCACCGTACTCTTTCGTAATGGTACTTATCTTCACCTTTCCTGGGAAATCTAATACTCGGTATAAACCGAATAAAGTTGCCCAGAATCGGATAGTCCAAGTCTCACCCGATCGAATACGTGCCCGGTGAAGGGCTGGAATAATTGAAGGGATCCCACTATGCGTACGACCAACTCGGGCCCCGAAGGGTCCCAAGTCGTGTAGTCGTTGCCCGCCTACCACCTGCTGGAGCATGGAAGAGCAAGCCTTGAGATAAATCACAAGGTACTTGATTCCACCATGTTTGTACAGCCGATGGTAGGTGGCTAACGTAGTGATAACCACTTTGACGACTGAAAGGTTAACTCTCCGTCCCAGAAGTGAGACACATCCTAAGATGTGAACCACAGCTGGACGCCCAAGTTTTACCTTGAGCATGGCATTAAGAGACGAATAGGAGCTTAGCAGTCGAGAATACGCACGACCAAGCGTTCGCTTGATGTTTGTGTTTATTGTCACTGTTAAGTTTATACTATTCACTCTTAAACTTCGGTTTCCCCTGTGAAGGGGGCCGCAGCCAGCCTTGGAAGGCTTTGGTGAGTGAAACCAATCAGGCTTCACTTGGCTAATCAGCACTACCGAGTTTGACCCCGGACCCTGATCACGCACAGTGCTCGTGCACTATAGCCATAATGCCGGCAGCCGGCTGGACTAATCAGTCTTCCCTTTCGGGTAACCGCCTCCAGATCACCTACCGCGCTAGTGTTACTCCCGTATTGGGAACTAGTATTTCTACTAGCCACTAGTTGGACTATTCACCCACACCTGGGTCTATAGATTCCGAGCACCACTTCAGTTGGGGTTCACCCTAAACTGTTGGATTCGACTGGGACCATGACAGCGGGTTCTAAACCGCTGCTGTAGGTAACAGGATTACGAATCTCAGCACTCTGATGTGACTGCTATCCATTTCAGTGGTAGGGGCTAAGGCTTAAACCCTTATACCTCCCTAACACCTATCTCCCTCAGTAGATCGACCTCCAAGTGACCTGCCGTTGTGCAAGGTCGTTGGTATCGTTCTCCTAGGGCGTGAGGTGTGAGCACACGCTTGCTAGTCCCCCAAGCGAATGGGGAGAGTCATTGTTCCAACTTAGTCTACGCAACGTCCAAATGGGCGCTCAGAGAACTCTGAATCAGATGCGAGGGATTTGACCCACACATGCGAAGCAGAGTCGCTAACGCGGCTTTGTCAGCATGGTCCGACTTTCGT